CAGGCTGGCCCGCTTGTATTCGGCATAGCCGCCGGTCGCCGCCCAAGTTTGAAGCGGTCGATCCGCAGAAGGATGCCATGGCCGACCTTCTGGCCATTCGCTCCGGCACCGAGACGCTCGCCGAGGCGATTGCCCGCAAGGGCCGCAATCCGGACGCGGTGCTGGCCGAGATCGCCGCCACCAACGCCAAGCTCGACGAGCTTGGCATCGTTCTCGACACCGATCCCAGGCGGGTCACCAAGACGGGGTCCGCCCAGAGCACCGAGACAGTGGATGCCGACGATCAGCAGGACGAAGACGAACCGGATCTGCGGCTGATCGCCAACGACTGACAATCAAGGAAACGAGATGGACAAGACGATCGAACTGCCGGCGCTTCGCCGGATGGCCGAGCTCGCGCCGGGTTCCGTCGACAGCGACACCCGTACCGTCGAGGTGGTCTGGTCGACGGGCGCGCGGGTGCGTCGCGTGCCTTTCTTCGGCGACGCCTATGACGAGGAACTGAGCCTCGATCCGGCGCATGTCCGGCTCGAGCGGCTGAATGCCGGCGCGCCCTTCCTGAGGGTGCACGAGCTGACCGAGCTCGATGCCGTGATCGGCTCGGTCGCGCCCGACTCCGCGCGAATCGAGAACGGTCGCGGTGTCGCCACCGTGCGTCTCAGCGAGCGCGAGGATGTCGAGGCCATCTGGCGGGACATCCAGGCCGGCCATATCCGCGCGGTGTCCATCGGCTACCAGGTCCATCGCTACGAGGTGTCCAAGCCCGAGGGCGGCCGCGAACTATGGCGCGCCGTCGACTGGACGCCCTTCGAGATTTCCGCCGTGCCAGTTGGCGCCGATCCGGCAGCCGGCTTCCGTTCCACCGAAACCCTTCACGCCTGCGTCGTGCATCGTGCCGGCACGGTTCCCAGGACCGAAAGGACCAATCCCATGAATGACGAAGACATCGAAGTCGATGACGCGATTGACGCCGCCGACGAGAAGGTTGCGCCGGAAGAGACGGAGCCGCCTCAGACTCGCGACGAGACCAGGCCGGCGAAGACCACCGAAGACCCGAAACCCGATGCCGAGGCGCTGGTCGCCGAGGCCCGCGCCGGCGAACGCCAGCGGGCGGCGACCATCTTCGACCTCGCATCCCGCCTTGGGCTGGAGCGTGGCGTAGCCGACGATCTGGTGAAGCGTGGCGTGAGCCTAGACGAGGCGCGCCGGCAGATCTTGGATACCCTTGCGGACGCCTCGGATCGGACCCAGACCTTCGGTCACGTCTCGGTGCCGCTCGGCGGGCAGGACGAGCGGGTGACGCGGCGCGATGCGGCCGCCAATGCGCTTCTGCACCGCTACAGCCCAACCCTGTTCCAGCTCACCGACGCCGCCCGGCAGTTCCGGGGCATGACGCTGATGGAGTTGGCCCGGGAAAGCCTCGGCGAGGCCGGCGTCAACACCCGCGGCATGTCACGGGACGAGGTGGCGACGCGGGCCCTGCACTCGACCTCCGACTTCCCGGAAATCCTGGCGGCGGTCACCAACAAGACCCTGCGCCAGGCCTACGAGGCCTATCCCCGCACCTTCCTTGCCTTTTGCCGCCAGGTGCTCGCCACCGACTTCAAGGCCATGCACCGGGTGCAGATGGGCGAGGCGCCGCAGCTGCTGAAGGTCAACGAAAGCGGCGAATTCAAGCGGGGTACCATCGGGGAATCGAAGGAAAGCTACCGCATCGAGACCTACGGCCGTGTCGTGGGGATCACCCGGCAGGTGCTGATCAACGACGACCTCGACGCTTTCACGCGCATTCCCGCCATGTACGGCAACTCGATCGCGCAGCTCGAAAGCGATGTGGTCTGGGGCATCGTCACCGGCAATCCGGCGATGGCCGACAACAAGGCGCTGTTCCATGCCGATCACAAGAACCTGGAAGGCACCGGCGCCGCACTCAGTGTCGATGCGGTCGGCAAGGGCCGCACGGCCATGGCCAAGCAGACCGGCCTCGACAAGAAGACTGTGCTCAACATCCGACCGGCCTTTCTGATCGTGCCGGCGGCGCTCGAACTCAAGGCGGAGCAGATGGTGGCGCAGAACATCGTCCCGGCGGAAACCCAGAACGTGGTGCCGCAATCGATCCGCACGCTGAGCCCGATCGCCGAGCCCCGGCTCGATGCCGACAGCGACACCGCCTGGTACCTGGCGGCGAGCCCGAACCAGATCGACACCATCGAGTACGCCTATCTCGAGGGCCAGCAGGGCGCCTACATCGAGACCCGCAACGGCTTCGATGTCGACGGGGTCGAGATCAAATGCCGGCTCGACTTCGGCGCCAAGGCGATCGACTGGCGCGGCCTTTACAAGAACCCTGGCGCGTAATCGGGCCCAATCCCCCTGATTGACGAGATGGGCGGCCAGATGGCCGCCCTTCGTCTTTTGATCTGAAGGAGAATGTGATGAAGAACTACGTGCAGCCCGGCAATACGATCACGCTCGCCGCTCCCTACGACGTCACCTCCGGAGACGGCTTGTTGGTCGGCGCGATCTTCGGCGTGGCGGGCGGCGATGCCCTGACCGGCGAGGAAGTCGAGGCCTCCCTGGTCGGCGTCTTCGATCTGACCAAGGCGGCCTCGCAGGCCTGGAGTGCTGGCGACAAGGTCTACTGGGACGACACCAACAAGGTCGCGACCAAGACCGCCACCGGAAACACCTTGATCGGCACGGCCGTCGAGGCGGTTGGCGGCGGTGCCGGCGATACCATCGGTCGGGTGCGGCTCAACGGCAGCTTCTGATGTCTGCCGTGGGCGCGGCGATCGATGTCTTGTTCGGGGACCCAAACCTCGCCCGTGAAGCGGTCTACCGCGAGCAGGGAACAGGCGATCCGGTCGCCATTCGGGTCATCGCTCGCCGTCCCGACCAGGTATTCGACTTCGGAGACACCCGCGTCCACACGGAGACCTCTCTGTTCGATTTACGTGTCTCCGAGGTCCCGAGCCCGCGTCCCGGGGACACACTTGAGGTCGATGGCGAGACGTTCGTCGTCCAGGGCGAACCGGTGCGAGACAGCGAGCGGCTGATCTGGACCTTGGATGCGAGGCCGTCGTGATTTGCGGCCGCTCCGTATGCGATCCCCATCGGATTTTCCATGAAGCTCGCCGCGACCATCGTCGGTTCCATCAAGGCCGATCTGCAGGCCGAAATGCGCGGCATCGAAAAAGCCGTGGCCGCCGGCGTCAAGGAGGCTGGCGACGGTCTCAAGGGGAGCTTGCGCAAGCAGGTGGTCACCGCCGGACTGGGGTCGAGGCTCGCCAGGGCCTGGCGGAGCCGGACCTATCCGAACAAGGGTCATGACGCGGCGGGCCTGGTCTGGACCAAGGCGCCGCAGATCATTCGCACCTTCGACGAAGGAACGGTGATCCGGAGCAAATCCGGCTTCTGGCTGGCCATTCCGACGCCGGCGGCGCCAAAGCGCGGCATTGGCGGCAAGCGGATCAGCCCGGCCAACTTTCCGGAGCATCGCTTCGGACCGCTGCGGTTTGTCTACAGGGCGCGCGGCCCCTCGCTGCTGGTCGTCGACGGCGTCCGCGTTAGCGCTAAAACCGGCCGTGTGGGACGCCGGGCCAAGGGTGGCGCCTTCACCAGGACCGGTCGGATGAAGGCCGGCATCGCCACAGCGGTCATGTTCCTGCTGGTGCCCCAGGTCCGGATGCCTAAACGGTTGGATGTTCGCCGGTCGGCGGAGCGCTGGTCGCGGCGGCTGCCGTCATTGATCGGCCGGCACATCAATTCGGAGTGAAACCTTGGCCGCGAGTAAGACGGAACAGATCCTCGAGGCGCTCAGGGCAGGTCTGGAAACCGTGCCGGGAGCCAAGGTGGAACGTAATGCCGTGGTGCCTGAGAAAATCACCGCGGGCGGGCTGATCGTGCTCCGCGACGGTGATCCGGGCGAACCCGACACGTCGCTGGGCGGGTTCGGGGGCGCCTATTACAGCCACGCGATCGAGGTCGAGGTGTACGTCGAGGCGGGAGATGCGGCCTTCGACGCCCTGCTCGGCGAGATCGGGACCGTTCTCGATGCCGATCCGACGCTCGGCGGTCTCGCCTTCGGTATGACCTATGGCCGCCCCGACATCGATGCCGAGGGGGTGCCCGGCGCGCCGGCGATCAAGGCTGGCACGATCACCGTGACCGTCGAGTACGAGACCGAGAGCCCGCTGGGCTGACAATTCACGAACATCAGGAGACCTTGAGATGGCCCGATCCTACGGCGCCAACGCCTCGCTGTTGCTGAAGCGGGAAACCGCCTTCGGCACGCTGGCTACCGGCAACTATGTGCGCATGCCCTTCAACCGCTGCTCACTCGGTAGCGAACAGGGGCTGATCGACGATCCGGTGCTGGGCCAGGGGCGGGATCCCCTGGCGCCGCTGCAGGACGTGATCAACGACGAGGGCGACATCGTCGTACCCATCGATCCCCGCTACCTCGGTTTCTGGCTGACCGGTTTGCTTGGCGACCCGGCGACGACGGACAATCTCGACGGCACCTTCGATCACGTCTTCGCCTCGGGCGCCCAGGACATTCCGAGCTATTCCATCGAGGTCGGCCAGCCGGAGGTGCCGGCATTCTTCATGCACACGGGCGTCAAACTCAATTCCCTTGCCCTCGAGTTCCAGCGCTCGGGCGCGGCGGCCGCCACCATCGGCGCTGTGGCCCAAGGGGAGACCAGATATGGCGCGTCGCAGGGCGGCACGCCGACCTCGCTCGCCTTCTCGCGCATCAGCCAGTTCCAGGGCTCGATCACGCGGGGCGGGACGCCCGTCGGTAATCTGACCGGCGGATCGCTGACCTACGCCAACAATCTGGAGAAGATCGAGACCATCCGCTCCGATGGCCTTATCGACGGCGCCGACCCGACGGTGGCGGCGCTCACCGGGCGCATCGACGTGCGCTTCGCCGACACTGGGCTTATCGACGATGCGGCGAGCGGCACGCCGGTGGACCTGGAGTTCGGCTATACGCTGAGCGCCACCGCCAAGATCCTGTTCACAGCCCACGAGGTCTATTTGCCGAAGCCCAAGCTGGCGGTCGATGGCCCCGGCGGGGTGCAGGCGAGTTTCGATTTCCAGGGTGCCAAGAACGATGTGGCAGGCCGGATGCTGACCGTCACCTTGGTCAACGATCTGGATGGGACCGACTATTTATGAGGACCTGGGCATGATCAGCCTCAAACCCCAAACCGAACCCTATGAGATCGAGCTGCCTTATGGCGTCACGGTCACCGTCAAACCCCTGACCACGGCCGGTATGGCGGCGGCGCAGGCCGCCGCGCGGCGCCGCGTCGAGAGCCTGGAGGCGCAGGCCCGGGAACGCCGGGAAAGCGGTCTGCCGCTAGAGGGGCTGCCGGTCCTCGAGGATGAGGCGGAACGGGACGGCCTGTTCCAGGACCTGCTGATCAAGGAGCTCGGTAACCGGCATATCACGGCCTGGTCGGGGGTTGAGGACGACCCACCGGTTACGCCCGAGAACGTCACCGCCATCCTGGAGCTCTATCCCGTCGGCGAGCGGTTTTTTCAGGAGTTCACGCTGAGGCAGGTGCTCCTGAATGCGGCAAAAAACGGATCAGGGCCCTCTGCCGCTGGCATTTCCGGCCAGGCGGAGGGCCCGGATACTGCGAAGGCTGCCGCCGGGAAGGCGCGGCCTGCGCGGAAGGCGGTGTCGGCCTAGACAGGCAACGCTGCCCCTACCGCGAACACGGCTTACAGACCCCGGAGGAACACCAGGCCTGGGACGTCCTTTTGACCTGTCTCGGTCAACTCCGCTTCGCACCCTCGGGCCAGGTCATCGGCCTTGAAATGAGCACCGCCCTGGAGATCGGGGCAGCGCGAGGCAGTGAGCCCGGCGTCGTCTCCGAACTGCTGCAGGCGGCGGAGGCCGGGCTGGTCGAGGCGTTTAACGACAAGGATACCGATTGATGGCCAAGGCCAAGCACACCTATGCCGTCCGCCTGGCCGTCGAGGGCGGCGGCAAGGTCAAGGCCGAGCTGGTCTCCGTCGGGCAAAGTGGCGAGCGCTCGCTCAAGAAGATCGACGCGGCCGGCACCAAGGCGTCGCGCGGTCTCTCCAATCTGACCGACCGGGCCAAGACGCTACGGGTCGGCATGCGGGCCCTCGGCGGTGCGCTTGCCGGCGTCGCCGCGGTCGGCGGTCTGGCGACCCTGATCGACCGGTCGATCAGCGCCGCCGACGCGGTGGGCAAGACCGCCGACAAGATCGGTGTCGGCGTCGAGGCCTTGCAGGAATTGCGCTACGCCGCGCAGCTCGCCGGCGTCGAGCAGCGCACCATGGACATGGCCTTGCAGCGCTTTACCCGGCGCGTCGCCGAGGCGGCCAAGGGGACCGGCGAGGCCAAACAGGCGCTGGCTCAGATGGGCATCGCGCTGAAGGACCAGCACGGCAACATCCGCCGGTCCGAGGACCTGTTGAACGACGTGGCGGAGGCCTTCAAGCGCACGGCCGATCCGGCCGGCTTCGGCTCGCCTTCAAGCTGTTCGACAGCGAGGGCGTCGCCATGGTGAACATGCTGGTTGGTGGCGTCGAGGCTTTAGAGGCGACGAGACGCCGGGCCCGCGACCTCGGCATCGTTCTCGACGAGGATCTGGTCAGGAATGCAGAGAAGGCGCGGGACGAGCTCGACACCCTGGGCAAGGTGATTTCCGCCAATCTGACCCGCGCCGTGCTCGATCTGGCGCCGGTCATTGCCGATGCGTCATCGGAGCTGGCCGATCTCGCGAGTAGTGCTGGCGTTGCGTATGAGCAGCTGAAGCTCCTGGCCCAGGGGGATTTCAACTTCGAGGGCCTGAGCCTGCGGGGCACCAAGACCATCGTCGAAGATCTGCGGGAGGATGTTCGCGCCTTGCGGGCCGAACGGGACGCGCTGGGCGACGGCGTACTCGACGACATTCGCCGTCGGTACGTGGAATGGCAGCTCGAGCGCAAGGAATGGGCACTCCAGCAGTGGCAGGCCAAGCTCGCCTGGATGCAGCGGGACCAGGGAGATGGGCGGACGCCACCGTCGACGGATACCGGCACGACGTCCGATGCCATTGAGGCGGATATTCGGGCGGTCCAGGAGCGGGCCCAGCGCATCGCCCAGATCGAGAAGGACCTGCAGAAGCAGTTGTTCGACGCCACACACGAGGGGGCCGGTCGCATTCGGGCGGAATACGAACGCCTGGTCGCCGAAATGCAGACTCTGATCGCGCCGGATGCCAGCAATCTGGAGAAGGTCGGTGAGATCATGGCGCAGGCCGCCGCCGTTCGCGATGCCAGGCTCGCCCAACTGGCGGCGCAAGAGCAGGAGGCGGCGCGGCGACGCGCCGATGCCAATCGCAAGATTGTCGATGGCTTGCAAGCGGAACGCGGCGAATTGGCGATGACCGATCGTGCGCGCTTCGTCTCCCAGGCTTTGCGGCGTCTGTCGGCGGACGCGACCGATGAGCAACGTCGCCAGGTCCGCGACCTCGCGGGCGCACTCTTCGATGAGCGGGAAGCCATCGAGGCTCGCAACAAGGCCGAGCAGGAGGCGATCAAGCTCAGGGAGAAGGGGAAGGCCCTCACCGACAGTCTGCGCACGGCCGAGGAAGCCTACAAGGCCGAACTCGCGGAGCTGAACGAACTCCTGAGCGAGGGGGCGATCAGCCAGGAAACCTTCGCCCGCGCGACCGAAGACGCATACGACCGGATGCTGCGGGCCAGCGAGGAATGGTCGGCGGGCGTCATCCGGGCGCTCCGGGATTATGGCCGGGAGGCAGGTGACGCGGCGCGGCAGTTCGAAGATGTCACTTCGAGTGCGCTGAAGGCTTCCGAAGACGCCTGGGTCGAGTGGGCCCGGACCGGAAAGTTGTCGGTCGGCGATTTCTTCTCGACCCTGGAGGAGGCGGCGCTGCGGGCTGCCTATCGGCTTCTGATCTTCAAGCCCATGGAGAGTTTCCTCGAAGGGCTGATCGGAAGCTTCAGCTTCGACTTCTTCGGTTCGTCGGGTGGCTCGTCCACGGCCTCGATCCTCGATGCGCCCGCCTATGGCACCGGCGGCTACGCCGTGGCGCATTCGGGCGGGGTGATCGGCAAGACGCCGCTGCCACAACGTTCTGTCGAGCATCGAGTGTTCGATGGGGCGCCACGCTTTCACGGTGGTGGTCTGGTGCCGGGCG